GATGGGATCAACAGAGTTCAGGCTCTCGGCTTTTCAAAGTACATCATTGATATGAGTTCGGGACAACTTGGCCTTACACCTCCAGAGAAAAAACTGACGGACGTCATTCCAGATAAAAAAGGTTTCGAGGCTCACCTTGAAGTCCTCACAATCAGGCTTGAATCTGCGATCTACGGCGCGATCACTGGAGCGCAAAAAGACGAACTGAGAAAACAGGCGCAGCGGGTTCCTCGCAACGCACTATTTGTGTGCATGGATAAAAGATTTTCAGGCGGTGACCTGACGCAAGGGTGGGAGATCCTAAGGGACGAAACTCTCTACCCAAAAGATCGCCTTCCGTCGTCAAAAGAACGCTGCACCGACTACCTCAATCAACGCGACTACGGTAAAGATTGGGAGCCTTGTCCCGATGAGAACGTCACCCACGCAGGCGTGGACTTTCTTTTTGCAGCAGAGGTTTGCGCGAATGGCTGAATTTTTGAAATTCTTTCAGGATAACTCATCGTTATTAGAAATAATTTCGACGATTTTTGCTTTTTTATTTACTTCCTTGATAGGTGCAATTGCTTACTTTTACAAACGATCTGAATCTAAGCGCGATCACGAAATCGCTTCCTTGCGGTCAAATCTCAAGGATATTGCGTCCGCATCGAACACCGCACACAAAGAGATCTTCAAAGCCATCGGCGTTTTAAAAGACTCTGTGATGCAGTTTAGAGGGGAGCTTCGCCTAACCCACAACCAACTCGACATTACGACCAACGGGATGACGAAGATGGAGGGTAAGGTTGAGATGCTTGCCGCGTCCCTTGCTCACAACACAAACGAACTCGTCCGCGTAGGTTCAAAACTCGAAGCAGTTTTCAGGATCATTGACGCGCCGTCGAGAAGATCAGATACTCAAGTTTGAACACCCGAATACCGAAATAAAAATCTCCACGCATTGATGAAACCTTTGTTTCACGTGGAACAAAAAGGAGTAACCGCATGAAAAACGCTCTCTTAGGACTTATCGTCGCAACTGATTCTTGTATCGCGCTTGCATCAACGGTTCCATGTGAAGGACCACTTTGCAGTCTTGCTGAAAAATTCCCAAGTGTTGGCCTTATTTTGGTTTACATCGTAGGGTTCCAACTTGCGCTTAGAGGCCTTGCAGAGGCATTGATTTTTATTTCTGCAAAAACAGAAACTGAAACCGACAACAAGGTCGCTGCGTGGGTTTCTCAAGCGTCGTGGGTTCTTGGTAACCTACTTGCAAAATTCGGGTACTCTGTTCCAAAGGCCGTGATCGAAGAAAAAGCGATTGAACTTGCGCAAAAACCGCTCTCTGAAACCGTTGAAAAGAAGTAATGAAAAAACCAATCACAACCGCTGAATTAGCCCTTGCACTCGTTGATCTGTTGAAGGGTGGAGCGGTTGTGTTTTTTGCACTGCTGCTCGACTATACGAGGCAAAAGGCCGCTAAGGCTGAACAGCGTGAAGCAAAGGGAGAACTCGACCGTGACATTGAAAAATCTAAAGTCGTTCCTGACCCTAAATCTGATCCTCGCGATACTATTCTCGACTACATTAAACGCGGCTGAAAATCTCCCTAACGGCGGGGCGTGTTATGACCAAACGGAAGTTAAAAAAATATCGGCTGCAATTGTTGATCTCCAAAACTGCAAGATGGAAAACCAAAAAAGAAAAGAATTCATTGATCAAAAAATGGCTGATTTCTCTGCCGCATCAGGGACTCGCTGGTGGCAAGAACCGACCGTCGTAGTGGGTGGTGTTGTTGTTGGGTTTTGTTTGGGTGCGACTCTTACCGCAATTTTAATTTCTAACCGCTAACACAATCAAAAATAAAACAGTTAAAATTAAACCTATGAAGATGGTCCACTTAGCGACCGCTTTTACTCGTTCAAAGCAAACGAGGCAAAGACTTGCAAGCCCCGATCGTCCTCCGCTAGGGCTTGCAGGTTTTTTACCTAAGCCCGAAGGCTCCCCTGCCCGTCTCCCCGCTTCGATCAGCGCCGCAAATACTCTTTGTTGTAGTGTTGTATGATCATATTCTACCATTTGAAAAATTGATTTAAAAGAAACGGAGCGGACCATGACCCAAAATTTCTTGAGCCTTTGCCCTTTTGCAGTGAAGTCAGAATTTGGGTTCTCAGAAAGTAAAGACATTTTTGCCACGGGATCTCCTGTCGGTGTGACAATTCATTATACCGCAGATAGAAAACTAGAGCGTGCGGTGCGTTCTCTCAAGGAGAAAAACCTTGCCTATCATCTGCTCATCACCCGTGGTGGAGAAGTGATTCAAATGGCTGACCTGACAAAGGCAGTTAGCCACGCGGGAAACGCGTCGTGGCGGGGGTTTAGTCCAAACAAGACGCACCTTTCAGTCGCCCTCGTATCGTGGGGAGAATTAAAATTCGACGGGTCGTCTTACAAAGCATGGAACGGCACGCAACTTCTACCGTCTGAGGTCAGGACAAAAGACAACAGATACTGGGACAGGGCAACGGACGAACAAGAAGCCGCATTGATGAAGGTATTAAAATGGTTTGTCAGCGACCTAAACATCGACCCTCTCAACATCTGCGGGCACGACGAGTGTGCAATCCCCGCAGGTCGCAAATCGGATCCGGGTCACATCCTATCGCTGACTTGTCTTGACATCAGGACCAAACTTTCTTCACCATCACATGTCGCTTAGAGCGTGGCAAAAAAGTGGTAGAAAGATGGCAAAAAGATGTTGAAACAAAAAACAGGTCGAAGCAAAAAATACATGGCGTTTGTCAGAACACTCAAGTCGTCCGTATCCGGTAAAGAGTGGGAGATCATTGCGCATCATGTGAGGTGCATGGGTGGTGGTGGAATGGGAATGAAACCATCTGACTATCTTTGCGTCCCTTTGACGTCTGAAGAACATCACGACTTGCACACAAAAGGTGAGCCAAGTTTTTGGTCTAAGTGGGACTCTTCTCCTGAGGAAGCTGTGCTTTCAACTCAACTAATGTACCTTGCCCGCGAACTGCGACCAGATCAGATGCGGCGCGCTGTTTTTCTGCTAGATCGTTTATTGTCTGACTTAGACGACGAGTCTCAAAGCGAAGAAGAGTAATCGTGATGGTTTTGTGTACGCCAAGGAATGCCTTAATGGGTGCAAGAAAAGTAATTACTGGCGACATAATCAAAAAATCGTAAACTCTTCGCCACAGCGGAGTACCTTTCAATTTAGTGTTCCCAATTAAATAACTAAACAATCCCCAAAAAAAACAAACTTGCGCATATGTCGTTACAAGATTTATAAAATTGTTCATTGTCATGGCGTTCACCTCGTTGTAGTGTATTTACATGAATCAATCTGAACAAGAAAAAACTAAAAAGTCAAAACTTATAAACATCAGGGTTTCCGAAATGGAATTTGAAATGATTAGAGTCCTTTCAAAGTTTCACGCAGGAGGATCAATCAGTGATTGGATTAGGTCGCGATCAACAAGCACGGGACCTTGCAAGAAAAAAGGGAAACGAAAATGACTAAGGAAGGCACAAAAATATTTGCAACAAGACGTTTGCAGTTTTGTTCAGGTCACAGAGTTTTAAAACACGAATCAAAGTGTGCTAACCCGCACGGTCACAACTACGTTGCATTTTTTCACGCAGAGTCGGACGAACTCGATGCAATTGGGCGCGTGATTGATTTCGCTGTTTTAAAAGAAAAAATCGGCAAGTGGATTGATGACAATTGGGATCATACGTTTCTTGTTTTTGAAGACGACTTCGAAATAAAATCCTTCCTCGAAAAAGGCAAATGGAACAAAAAACCTTTTGTTTGTCCGTTCAATCCCACGGCTGAAAACATGGCCGATTATCTTTTGACCTTTGTTTGTCCTAAGGTTCTTGACGGGACCGGAGTCAAGGTCAGTAAGGTTGTCCTTTGGGAGACTGAAAACTGTCACGCTGAGGCATCGCTATGACTGATGCAGGAATTGATCACAACCCAGAAAAGGCATTCATCAACGACGTTTTTTGGACTGTGCAGGGTGAAGGTACGCACGCCGGTAGAGCTGCTTTGTTTGTCAGAATGCCGTATTGCAATCTATCGTGCAGCTGGTGTGACACGTCCTACAACTCGCACAAGGTTTGGACTGTCGAAGAGTTTGTCGAGTACGCAGCTAAAACTAATGCGCGATTCGCAGTCGTCACAGGCGGCGAACCAATGATGCACAAGCACACGCCTCGCGTTGTGAATTGGTTACAAAAACTTGGGTTCGAAATTGCTTGCGAAACAAACGGGACATTCCCCATCATTGACGGGATCGACTTCCCGACGTGTTCTCCAAAGCGCGAAGCAAACTACATGATTCATCCTGAGGCGTGGCCAAAGGTTAGAGAATTTAAGTACGTTGTCGATGAAGGTTTCGATTGGTCGATACTTGAACGACACGCGGGCGAGCGACTTGATTGTCGTTTGTCCCTGTCACCTGAGTTCGGAAGATTTCAACAAAGTGTTTCAGAAATTCTTGCATACATCTCGACGCACCCACGGTGGCGGTTGTCACTGCAATGCCACAAATGGATTGGAGTCCCTTAAATGAAAGTAGAACTAACTCCTGAAAGTGAAAAACAATTAATTATCCGTCAGATGTTAGGCGCAATGGGAGAAGACCCGTCGCGTGAAGGTTTACTAGATACGCCGTCACGCGTAGTTAAATCGTGGGATACGTTGTTTGGCGGGTACAAGATGAACCCAGCAACAATTTTAGAACGTCAGTTTTCATCAGACAAATACGATCAAATGATTGTGTTGCGCGACATCGAAATGTTCTCCACTTGCGAACACCACATGTTGCCTTTTTTTGGCAAGGCACACGTCGCCTATATTCCAAACGGGCACGTTGTGGGACTTTCAAAACTCGCACGCCTCGTCGAGTGTTTTTCGCGACGTCTTCAAATTCAAGAACGCCTGACGCAAGAAATTGCTGATGCAATCATGACTCACACTGAAGCCAAGGGCGTCGGCGTGATCATTGAATCAAAGCACATGTGCATGGTCGCAAGGGGAGTAAACAAACAAAACTCTGTGATGGTTACGAGTGCAATCAGAGGTTTATTTAAAGAAAAAAGCGTTAGAGAAGAATTTTTTACGATGGTGCAAAAATAATGAAACAAGGTTCCTTAGTTCTTTACAGTGGTGGTCTTGATAGTGCTGTTTGCCTTGCAATGGAGATTGAACGCAATCCCGACAACGTCGAGGCGTTGACGTTCGATTACGGTCAAAGCAGTGCGCAAGAAATTGACGTTGCAAAAAAACTTACTGCAAACTGGGGTGTTCCTCACAACATTCTTGATATCAAATTTCTTGCCGTGGGTGCGGATACGCACGTCGAAATCCCAGCGAGGAATACAATTTTTTTGGCCTTAGCTATGAAGTACGCAATCGAAAAAGGTTTTCGACGCGTTGTTTTTGGGGCAGAACCTGACGCAACCTACATCGACAGTAGTTTTGAGTACATCGAAGCACAACAAAAAGTGTTTGAACAATTTGGCATCGCACTTGTAACGCCAATTAAAAACTTTGGATCAAAAACAAACATCCTTGCCGCTGCTTTTGAATGCGGCGTCCCGCTAAACATGGTTCATTCGTGTCGCACGAGTCCTATTTGTTTTAAGTGTAAGACGTGCGGTTTGATGTTGAAAAGTTTCAACGAAATTTTTGGTGAAAAGTACGGACGACAAATCTATCAATGCCTTTTAGAGGGAGATTTGTACCCAAAGTCAGAATTAAAATTGCACCCGACGTTGGCAGGTTCAAACTTTAAGTACATCAGTGCATTATTTGAGGCCGCTAGGTACGACGAAAAAGAATTGACCGTTTACACAACGGGCAACTGGGGCGAAGCAATCAAATGGGCATTCACGCAGCTACAAAAAGACGTAAAAATTGAGATCGTGCAAACTGACAACAAATTGTTGTTGAGTAAAAACGTACTGAACACCAACACGAAGATGGGCCTGTGGGGTGCGAAGCAGGTTCTCGGACATTTAGAACGATCAAAAAGTAAAAAAAAATATGCATGTAAGGTCGTGCAAGGTAATCTACGACGCGCTCTTTTAGACTTAGGGCACGAGTTCGATGCAACAAGTGGAGTTCAATTAGAAACATGAGATTGTACTTCGCAGGGTCAGAACCACGGACGCACGCTGCGATGCTGCGCAAAGCAGGTGCAACGTCGATTCTGCAATCTGCCTTTTCACTCGACTACAGAAAAACGCCAAACGAATTTAACTTCAAAAATTTTGTTTTAGACAGTGGCGGGTACAGTTTGCGTCAGAGCGGTCGCACGATGAATGTTTACGACTACGCCGCGTACTGCAACAAACACAACGTCAAGGTGCTTTTCAATTTGGATACAAAAGACGTTCAAGAAACGATCGAGAATCAAAAAATCTTGGACAAAATTTGCCGTGGGTACGTGATACCTGTTTACCACTACAGTGACTTTATCGATGCAAACCATCGCGGGTTGATAGACTACTATCTGTCGCAAGGTTATCCGTTTGTCAGTGTTGCCCCTGTCGCTGCGCCAAGCACGCAGGAGATGCACAAGATGCTTGACCACGTTTTTTCAAAAACTCGCGATCAAGTTTACGTCCACGGCCTAGCTGTGACCAACGATGCAAACGTCGAAAGGTACCCGTTCTGGAGTGTTGATAGCACGACGTGGGTGGCTGCTTTGCAGTATGGAGTGATTTTAAAATTCGATCCAATGAAGTCGAAACTTCACAGAATAAATAGCCTGCGAGTGCAGGACGGTTCAAAAACCAAACGCGTTGTTGAACAACATTTTTTTAATGCAGGGAGAGTTTGTGAGCAAAACATCAAAAGCTACATCGAGTTTGAAAAACACTACACCAAAATCTGGGAAGCGCGAGGCGTCCGCTGGTGTCCCGAAAGGTTGGAGCGACGTACCTTTGAGTTCTCTTGTAAAAGCAAGTTGGAACTACAAGACCGACAACCAAAAAATGCACGAAAAACTAAAAACAAACCTCAAGCGAAACGGTCAGATAATCAACCTAATCATCCGTGAACTACCGACGGGATTTTACGAAGTCGTCAACGGTAACCATCGATACGACGTCCTAGTTGAACTAAAAAAAGAATCAGCGCATTGTTTCAACTTAGGTCCTGTCAACGAAGAGACTGCGATTCGTTTGGCCGTTGAAACAAACGAAACAAACTTCGACAGTGACACCGTGAAACTCGGTTCGTTGTTAGGGCAATTGTCAACGACGTTTGACATGGACGATTTAATTTCGACGATGCCCTACTCGCAACCTGAGTTTGAAGGGTTGATCAAGATGAGTGAGTTCAGTTGGGACAATTTCGGTCAATCAAACGACGACGACAAAAAAGAACAAAACTTGCAAAAAGACGGCGACGAAAAATGGGTTGACCTTACGTTGAAATTGCCCGAATCCGTGAACCTGCAATTTGAACAACAACTCGATCGCTTGCGCGACATTATTTCGCAACAACAGGGACGCGCTTGCAAAAACATGGTTCAAGTCATCGAACTTTTGTGCGTGTTTTTAGCGAACAACGACGACGAAACAATCGTGAAAAACAGCTACGACTCGTGATGTCATAACCAAGTATTTTCAGTAACCTATTTTTCACCCTTAAAAACCTTACTAATAACACCGTTTTGCAACGCTGCAAAAACACGCGTCGAAACATGCAAAAAGGTGTGTATATACACGTAAGTACCCGAAAGTACTAAAGTTTTTCGGGAATTTGTCGATACGTTATTTATAACGTGACGACAAATGAAAGGGGTCAAAAGCATGTCAACAATTGCAACGGTCAAAATATTAAATGAAGTGATTGAGGAATGTCGTAAGGGCAACGACATTGAAGAGGCGAAGGTTTTAAGCGACATAAAGGACGCGGTCATCAATGCATCGCGAACATCGTGCGAAATGCGCATTCACGACGTGTTGATGTGTTTGGCATCGGACGTCGTAGGTTTGAAAAACGTCAACAAAAAAAGGGGTGAAAAATGAATAGTGTTCAAGTCGAGTTAATGGAGTTTTTGATCGAGGCAGTCAGAGCGTTGCGCGATGGGAACATCAATCGCGTTGAAACGATGTTAGGCGCGTGCGAACGAATGATCGAAACAATTAAAGAGATGGAGAACGACAAATGAAACAACAACGAAAAAAACAAAAGGTCGCAAAAAATACGATCGCGCAAAGTGCGGCGGCAAAAGAGTTGTTGAACATTCGCGCATCGATCAAACAAATGAAAGCGCGCGAACAAGAGTTAGGAGATTTGTTTCGTGGGTTGATTGACGTCGGAACATCGCAATCGTTTGAAGGGTATGAGGTGAGTGTGATTGAGGGAGTTAAGACGTCAATTGATCGCGAAAAATTGATTGAAAAGTACGGCGAAAAAGTCATCAAACAATTTGAAAAAGTGACGGTTTACACGTCGGTTAAAGTTCAAAAGGAGTAACGATGAAACTTCATATAAAAATTGCAAAGGAAAAAGATGGCATTATGCCTTTAGTTGGTTGGCACTCGCCGCATGGCGAAGCGGAGATTGATGGAAAAAAAATTAAAATATGTGTTGCAGGAGGATGTAGAAAATTTTTAGTTAAGATCGAAAACGAAACTTCTTGGTACAGTATCGATTTAACTGAAATTGCAGGTGACATATATGAATTAATTAAAAAAAATAAGGAGAAAAAAAATGCATGAAGAAATTTTAAAACACATGCAGAACGCATTGACGCAGTTACACGATGCAAAAATGTTGATGCAGGGACAACAGGCAATAGCGTTCGATGAAAAACAAGCGCGCGACTTTGTATTTTTGTTTGCTGATATCAAGTACACGATGCAATCGTTGCAAGGATTTGTCGAGAACGACAAGAACGCGTTGCGACGTGTTTGGGACGAGCGAGTTAAGTCAAAATAAAATTCAAGTGTCTATACAATTCTCACCATCAGGTCAAACGGAATTGACCCCATTCAAAAATAAAATCAATTAAAAAATAAGCAACACGAAATACCGTCAAACGCACGCGAAACGCGTCGTTAGTGGGGTTGACGTGAAAAAGAATTTCGCGCTTGTCGAACCTAGGTCGATCGCACATTATTGAAACGTAATACACATTGTATAACACAATTTTTCAAACGTTTTAAGGGAGGCGAAAACTGATGGTAACTAATTCTGTTCCAAAAACGCGACAGTTCGCGAGTGAGGCGGAGTTCAACAAAGCGGTCCTGACTGAAAAGTCGTTGGCGTTTGTTGACGTTCCGTCGTCGTGGTATCACGCAACGGATGCGGTCAATTTTAGTGCGTTGAAACGCATGGAGGACAGTGCGTCAAAGTACAAGTGGGAGATCGACAACGGTGAACGACGACAGTCGAAGGCGATGGAACTCGGAACTGCGATTCATTGCGCGTTGTTAGAACCTGACAAATTCACGAAAAGTTACGCAATGATGCCCAAGTTCGACGGACGAACGAAGGAGGGTAAGGCGGGCAAGGCTGAATGGGAACTTGCGAACCCAAACAAGACGCCGCTTGTCGAAGACGATTGGGCGCGTGTTGAACGTGTCAGGAACACGGTCATGACCGACATGAATTTTAAGCAATTGTTTGAGGAGGGACATAAAGAACATTCGTTTTTTGTCGTTGATCGCGAAACGGGGTTACGCTTGCGCTGTCGTCCCGACAATTTCGTTGTCAATCGCGGCGTGATCGTCGATTTAAAAACGACTGAGGACGCGTCGGTGTTCTCGTTTAGTCGCGACATCACGAACTATCGTTACTTTGTGCAAGCAGCCTACTACATGGACATCGTTGAACAGATCATGGGCGAACGACCCAAGGCGTTTGCAATTTTAGCCGTCGAAAAATCAAGGGATTGCGACATGAGGTTGTTCAACGTCGCCGAGGACGCGCTTGCCGTAGGGCGAACGATGTACCGTCAATGGTTGCGCGACTTGCGTGCGGCGATTGAAACGAACGAGTATCGTGGGTATCCGCGCGAGGTCGTAAACTATTGTGTTCCAGAATACTTGATCGAATCAGTCAAGAAAATGAAAGGAGAAAAAGAACATGGACAATGAATTGATTGAAGCATTCAAACGTAAGCGCGAAGAGTTAGGGTTGACTCAACGAAAAATTTCGACGCAGTGCGGTTGGAAACGCAACTGCTACGGTTTGTTTGAGCGCGGTAAAAGAAACATGAATGTTGAGGAGTTAAGCAAGGTCGCAAACGTTTTAGGATTGGAGTTAGTACGCCATGAAAATATTGAAGACGAACAGTAAAGTTAGGTATTCACCAACGAAAAAAAAGGAGAAGAAAATGACAACAGCCGTGACAGTTAGAGATAATGTTGGAACGCTCGCAATGTCGTCAACAAACGACGCATTCACGCGAGAGCGCATCGAATTATGGAAGCGAACTTTTTGCAAAGGCGCAACTGACGACGAACTTGCATTGTTTGTTTCAGTTTGCAAACGCACTGGCCTCACCCCAGAAGCACGACAAGTGTTCGCGGTGAAACGGTGGGACGCAAAACTTGGTCGCGAAGTAATGTCGATACAAATTTCAATCGATGGATTTCGTGTGATAGCTGAACGATCTGGGAAATATGCGGGTCAATTGAAACCGATGTTCTGTGGCGACGACAAAAAATGGACTGACGTGTGGCTTGATAGTAAACCTCCGCGCGCTGCGATCATTGGCGTGCATCGTTCTGATTTTAAAGAACCTTTGTGCGCTGTTGCCGTTTGGAGTTCCTATTGTCAAACGGACAAACACGGAGCCCCAACCAAAATGTGGAAAAATATGCCCGAAGTAATGTTGGCGAAATGTGCCGAAGCGTTGGCGTTGCGAAAGGCATTCCCGAACGAACTATCTGGCCTTTACACGAACGATGAGATGGCGCAGGCAGAGAACACGGTGCAGGTAATTGAATTGAACCACGACACGAAAAAAGAAGTGATTGAACGCGTCGCTGCTGATCCTATTGTTGTTGAAACAAAAGTCGAGGAGCTTTCTGATCGTGCAAAAAAACTTATTGCTGCGTTTGAAAAACTGGGCATTTCGCGTGAGTTGTTTGAACGATACTGCGATGCGAGTATCACTCATTTCGATGACAACGACTTCGACGCATCGATGGCCATTTACAAGGACGTGAAAAAAGGCGTGTTGACGATTGAACAAATAAACCAAACGATCGCAAGTCGTAAACCAGAACCCATCTACGAACCAGCTCTAACGCCCGTCGAGTCGTCACACTCGAAAGCGCATTTAGAAAAGATTTTCGGACTAGAAGGAAACCGTATTTGAATTTTAATCTAATTGACCCCGTGACGTTCTGACACAACGTCAACGGGTCGATTAACAAGAAAAAAGGAGATGGATGGAGTATGGCACGAATTACCTTTGAAGAGCGAGCGTTTAGTGACCCTCGCGCAGATCACGTCAGGAAGTTATTAGGATGGCGCAAACGCGATGTTTTTGGGACGTTAGCCCTACTGTGGCACGACAGTCAGGAACGCCTTAAACCGACAATGTCGCTGTTTGAACTGTGCGTTGCAATGGACTTAATGCCACGCGAAAAACAACGCGTTGTTGATGCGTTTTTGTGCGCAGGATATGTGCGAAAAATAGGCGAAGACGAGTATCAAGTTGCTGGTTGTTCGCGCAGAATGGAGCAACAAAAGGTTGCAAAAACGAGGGCAAGAGCGGCGATAGAATCACGTTGGTCACCCGAAAAAAAGAACGCAAAAAAGAACGATTCAATGTCAAATGCAAGCAAACGGTTGCCAAGTGATCGCGACCACTTCGCGATTGGGCGACACTCAAATGGCGACGCGCAGTTAACAAGTGATCGCGACCACTTGAACATTGAAAAAAATGTAACTATTGAGAATAAAAAACAAAACGAGAAATGTGAGGATACGTCAAGTATAAAAATATTCGAGCAAAAACATGAAAAAGTTTATACCATAGAATTAGAGAATAAGAGAATAAGAGATAAAGAGAACTCTTATAAGATTTCTAATTCTAACTCTTTTCAGAAAGATAAAAGATTACCTTCACTACGTTCAGGTAACGACGTGCGTTGCTCGTCGGAGTCGGAACAGGTGATCGAAGTTCTCAAACTTGAACCGACCAAAGTCGAACCGAAGAGGCAGCGATCGAAAAAGGGCGATGACCCCATCGGTGCAAATTTTGTGATCGCCGACTACACGACCCTGTACCGCGAAAAGTTCGACGGCAGTGATCCCGTCGTTGCGGGTGCGAATGCGGGTGCGGCGAAGACGCTCGTGCGCATGGTCGGACTCGACGAGGCACGTCGCATCGTCAAGGCTTACTTCGAGATTCCCGATGCTTTTTACGCAACAAAAAACTACCCGTTGACCCTCCTCGTGCGCGACGTCAGCAAGGTGAAAACCTTTGCCGACACGGGTTCAACGATCACGATGGGGAGGGCGCGTCAGGCTGAAAAACAGGCCGACAACGCAGCCGTGATCAACCGCGTCCTTACGTCGAACGTGGGACGCCGCAACGGTCACGCGCAACAAAAACGCGAGTCGATGGTGGACATTCTCGCGTCAATCGACGAACCTAAAAACATAACCCCCGTTGCGCAATCGTCGCAGTCGAACGAGGAGGCACCACCGTGGTAAACCCCGCAATGGACAGTCGTGAACGTTTCGTGAGGCTTCTCAACGCCGCCGCCGCGATGACTGGCGTCGCCCTGTCGGAGGACATCGTGGCGATTTACGTTTCAGCGATCGCGAAGAACCCCGGCTTTGACGTGGCGTTTCGCGGTTTGATGGAACTCTTCACGGGGATGAAACCCGGCCGCGGCTTCCCGTCGATCGAGGAAATTCGCGCGGCATCACAACCACCCGACCAACGCCTGTTGCCCGAGGACATCGCACGCGATGCGTCGTCGAAAGCGATCGCAGCCGTGTCAAAGTACGGGTGGCCGAACGCAGATCGTGCGCGTGAGTACATGGGGGAGTTGGCGTGGAGGGCAGTTGATCGCATGGGTGGGTGGACACACTTTTGCGAAATCCTGTCGTCGAACAACACGACGACGATGCAGGCGCAGATGCGCGACTTGGTGACAACGCTGATCGCCCGTGATAAGGCTGGTTGTGTGGACGCCGCCCCCGCGTTGCCGCAATCGCAGCAGCTAAAAAATAAACAGCTCGATGTTCAAAAAACAAACATGGTTCAGGGTTTGATTGACGACATGAGCAAATGCACGATCGATGTGTCGAGTTTAAAATCAAATGGTTCCGCGAAAACTCAAACGCCTATCGAAGAACACCCCCGTACCCGACCGTAGGTATTCCCCGCCACCGAAACCGTTTAAAATCAAAATTAACCGCATTAAAAACGATACCGACACGAAACCCTTGCGCCCCAAGGAACGCGACATCATGCGCGTGATTTTGGAGTGGCTTAAAATTAGACAAATCGAACATTGGCGCGTTCCCGTCGGTCCGGTCATTCATCAATTTCGAGGGCAGATGCATTGGAAGGGATCGCCGTTGAAAGGGTTCCCCGACATCTGCGGCGTGTTGCAACGCACGCATAAGGGCGTGATGTTTGCAATCGAGGTCAAGGCGGCGAAAGGGAGATTGCGACAGGAACAGGGCGAGTGGTTGACGCGATTACAACGCGCAGGGTGCGCGGTCATAGTTGCGCGATCGGTTGCGGATGTCGAAACATTGATGCGGAATTGGGGCGAGATTTAAAAATTGCGGATATTTGGTGTGTAAAGACGTCGAAACGTGCGTCAATTGTCACTTTCGTCGTCGTCAAGGTCGGGATCGCCGTGAACTATGACTATGTCCTCGTCCTTCGGAATGTACTTCATTCCAGCTTCACGAAGCCACTCGCTCATCGATGCTTGAAACTTGAACGCAGAACGTTGAATCAGAATGTACTCCTTCTCAGTGACACGGATCGGGATAATTCGTTTTCTTGTCTTCGCGCGTTGAATACTTTTCAGTTGCATTGATGTATCTACCTCATGTATATACAAAGATAACATACAATTTGCTTATACAAAAAACAAGGGGATTGTTGAATGTTTTTTCAAAGCGAGCGGACGAAGTGTGATGCGTTAGAGACGGCGAACAGGGTTTTTAATGCAAAGAAAAACAACGCATCAGTTCATTTGTTGATTGACGTTTGTTTGATTGTCAGCATTGCGGTGATCGTCGGTGGAAGTGTCGCGGTGTTTTTTTTCAAATGATGGTCACGGTCAAAGACATCAAAAATTGGTTATCGTCGTTTGATTCATGCGAACGAGCAACGTTGAACATTGTAGGACAAAAAATTGTAATCGCGCAAGATAACGAAATAGTTGAAGCGCTCGACTTAAATACTGGTGAAATTATTTATAAGGTGAAAAGAGATGAACAAAGCAATCTTGATCGGGAACTTAGGTAAGGACGTTGAACTTAGATACACGGCGGAACAAACTCCCGTTGCAAACTTTACGCTTGCGACGACCGAGTGGTCGAAGGACAAAGAGGTAGTGACGTGGCATCAAGTCGTCGCGTGGAGTAAGACGGCAGAAAATTGCGCAAAGTATTTAACGAAAGGTTCGAAGGTTTGCGTTGAAGGACGCATACAGAACAGATCGTACACTGATAAAGAGGGCGTGAAACGATACACGTCGGAGGTTGTTGCGAATCACGTTGAGTTTTTAAGTACGAAAAAAGACGGGCAACAACAAAATATTTCTGACCAACGGTTTGACCCCGACGTCGCGCAACAACAACCACCAACAACTCAACCGTCACGACAATTCAACGACGATGACATTCCATTTTGATGTGAGAGGAAAAAAATGTCTTGGGATGCAAACGGCTCACCCGTGATCGACGAAGATCAAAAGAAAACATGCAAGGAGTGTCGCAAAAGTTTTGCGTTGTCGTGTTTCGACAAAAACAAATTCAGTCGCGACGGATTAAATTACTACTGCAAGTCGTGTGTTGAAGAACACAGGGCGATGAAAGGCAGAAAGGCGTACACGCAACATGAGCACACCAGTCACGGGTCAACTAATTAAGGGCGCAGAGATGGAAGAAAATCCAATCGACATTTGCAACAAGATCATTCAGGCCATTGAGCAGGGGGCGACTACGATATCCGCAGCCCGCGCTTTAACTATTGCACGACAACTAAAGCACGATCACGAGAAACTGAAAAAGTTTCGCTCGATGGTTCTTGATTGGGCGGAGGAGTTAACGGCAAGCAGTGAGGCGCGTGGCGGCGGATATAAAACGAGGTCGATGTTGGGCGATGACAAATGACGACGGATCAAGTGGCGAAGGCTCTTTACGGAAAAAAAGAAACAAAGCCGATGCGTCAGTACACAATCTTACTCCGTCAAGCTGGATCGCGACAGGAATCAAAAATAACAATCGAACTTCCATACGTGATCGAAGGCGCAGAGATCAGACGGGAACTCCTCGCGAAGGCGCAAATACTAATCGACACGGTGATAAAGGACTAAACGAAATGAAGTGGACGCTTGAACCTTTTTTCATTGCAGGGGCAATCATTGCCTTGATCGCATCAATCCTCACCCACCACGCACTTGCCGCGGTCATGATTGCATCGACGTTGTGCTTCTGGGCAATCAGTAAGGTGATGCGATGATGAAAGAATTTATCTGGTTACTCGGAGCTGCCTTTTGTTTTACTGCGAATGCTCAAGTGCGGTGCATCAATCACAACAAAGAACGACTCATTCACAAGGACGATCTCGCGTCAGGTGGTTGCATCGTGACGTCAAACAAAAAAGTTATTTACCGCGCACGAAAAGACAAAACCTTTTGCGAAAGGAAATTACACGCGCACATTAAAAAACTTAAACAAGTGGGGTGGTATTGTGTTGGTTGAAGTAGGACAAACATGGACGGTGAAGGGTGTACGAGAAAAGATCGGTGTTGGAGATTTCTCGCTCCATCAAACGAATACAGTCAAGCGTACATGGCTCCAGAGATTAGAGGAGTAGGGTGCGGATACTTTTGGGAAGTTGAACCACAACTTAAAAAAGAGGTTTTAAATGATCCCATCGATGGTTGAATGTGATTTCTGTCAACAGAGAAAACACCACGACGAAGCAAAAGGATGGATTGTCATTGCAGGAAGTAGTTTGCAGTTAGGGGTTTTAAGCGGACTTCCAGTTACTGAACATAAAAATATTTGGGCGAACTCGCCAATGCATTTTTGTTCGATCGAATGTCTTGAAACCTATTTCAGAGGGTTTAGAGATAGGTACAAACAGTGAAAGACCTCAACGCAAAAATCGAAACCCTCACAAAAGTAGCAGAAGCTGCCGAGAACGTTCTCATGAGCCTAAGGAATGTTTACCACGGGTCACCGTCAAAGCTACAATGGCCAGAGTGGCACGTCCTAAGGCAATCAATCGAGGAGTGGAAGGCGCATGATAAAGATGACCCCTGAACAACGACGCAAACTTGAGAACGACGAACTCGTTGAACGCTTCAAAAAAAATGAAACGCGGCCAACCGTTTCGCGAGAAGCGATGGCGTTTCCACCTCGCCCCGTGATAAAAAAAGATCACGCCATCATGAAACGCTTATACGACGGAGACAACCAATGTCAGGAAAAGACCTCTACCGAAAACAACGATCATTCAAACGACTCTTCGGCATCGCGTGGCAAAAAGCAGACGCCAACATTAAAGGTCCTCTAACACCCGAGCAAACGAAAGAGTTCCTGACGACGATCGGCGGGATCAAGTACCTCAACAAAGCAATCAACGCGATCAAAAAAATCAAACTCCACCTTGTGAAAACGACCAAATCGTAAAACGCACAAGACTTGTCCCTACATAAAGTATATACTGGCTGTATTACGAGCACGATGAAATGTGGTCGTATGCCTTTAGTATCAACGCTTTCAGGGAAAAGAAATCGTGGCGAAACAAACACAACCAAAGATTAAGAAACAAGCAGCTCCGGAACCCAAGCCCTATCAGGCTTTGGACGAGATCGACAATAAGATCCTTCGCATGATGATGGAATATCCTGAGGCAGCGGTGAAGGACATTGCAAAGGCGATCGAGCAACCCTACGAAGTCGTGCTGAGAAGAACCAAACGACCTGCGTTCAAACGTGGACTGGACGACATACGCATGAGTGCGTGGGACATCCTGTGCAAGGGACAACTGATCGCAGCGAGGAAGCTGATCAAGTGGGTGAACTCCGACGACGCGAAGACGAGTTTGTGGGCTGCTGAACTCATGCTCAAACCTTTGATCGAGGCACCACCGGTGATCAACAACAACAACTTTTTTCAGATGACACATGAGGTGAAGTTTGGGGAAGAGGGTCAGATCTATAAGACGGTCAAGGCTGCTGGTCAGGACGCGCAGGCGCAGATTGATAAGTCGGCATTTCAGAAACCGAGCAAACTCCTTGGCGAGATCGTGGACATTGAATGATCCAAACCTTAAAGCTACCGGCTCCTCACAGCCCTAAGCAAAAAATAATAATGAACGCCTTCATGATGGAGGGTGTCAAAGAGATCTGGGTGTCGTGCGGTACGAAGTTTGGAAAAACATTCGGCGCAGGATCGGGACTCGGAGCCCGTGCGTGGATCACTGAAGGTGGCCTTTGGAGATGGGTCGCTCCGATCTATTCGCAGTCAAAGATCGGGTTTAAGTATATGAACCGCATCCTTCCAAACCCACCCCTTGTCGAAATAAACAAAAGTGATCCTTCGATCACCATTGTTCAACTGCAATCTAAAATCGAATTCAAGTCGGGTAAGAATCCCGAAGACCTCGAAGGGGAAGCGATCAACGGCTACGTCCTCGACGAAGCGGCGAAGATGCAGGAGCAGGTCTATTCATCTGCAAAGACGACTCTCACCGTGACGCAAGGTCCGCTCATGGCCATCTCAACCCCACGCGGTAAGAATTGGTTTCACACGAAGTGTATGGAGGCACAGGCTGAAATGATGTGGGCTCTCCAGAACGGCAAGGAACCTGAAAAGATATTCATCACCGCACCATCGATCGAGAACCCAGCCGTGACAGCCGCAGCAGTGGAGGAGGCAAAGAAGACCCTCCCCGAACGACTGTTCAGGCAATACTACCTCGCGGAGTTCATGGACGACGGTGCAGTGTTTGCAGGATACAAGTCGTGCATCTTCGGCGACAAACTTGAACTGTACGGGGACAAGCAAAGGTGGCACGCGCCAGAAGCAAGCGAATCAGTTGCAGTGGTCGGAGTCGACTGGGCAAAGGTTGCAGACTACACCGTCTTTACAGCGTTTGACTTAAACACAAGTAGACTGATCGGGTACGAAAGATTTCACAAGGTTCCATACACCGAGGCAGTTCGTAAGCTGGTTTTGTTCTGTCGAAAGTTTCGCGATACTTATTGCGTCCTTCACGACAAGACGGGCGTGGGTTCTGCCCTCGACGATCAACTTGCATACACAAACCTGCCGACGCACGGCGTTACGTTTACGAATCAATTGAAGGCTGAAATGGTAGCGAAGTTAATAACTTCCGTCGAACAACAACTAATCGCAATCCCAAACATTCCCGACATGATTGCCGAACTCGACGCGTTCGAAGTGAGTGCAACTGCAACGGGACTTTTGTCTTACTCTGCACCAGATGGTCAACACGACGACATTGTGTGTTCGCTCATGCTTTCTCACATGGCTCTGGTACAATACGGAGATAGGGACGTCGCTGTATCAGTGATGGAGCAGCCGAAACAAGGCGGCTCTGCAAACAAAAAACCAGATTCTCAAGAACAACCCAAGCGCAGTCCTATCGAGGAATTCTATAACTCGCTTGAGGGAGATGACGAAGACGACTAATGTAGTTACAGACAGTCTCCGAAAGATCATAACAAACGGCGGTGAGATAAAATGGCAAAAAGAATCAAAGACTCTGAAGACGATGCGAAGGTTATAAACATCACCGATAAGACCGCACGTCTTTACGAAAACTACGTCAACGACATAGCGTACAAGGACTTCAACCTCGTGCGCGACATGGACTTGGATTCAGGTCACGGCCTGTGGGACGCAGAGACGAAGATGTTCCTCGATGCGGTTACCCTCAAAGGTCTTTTCTTTTCAGAGGACTGGGTTTACATGACCACAGACCTTGTTGCGAAAAAGATCTCGACCCAACAACTCAGGGTCATGCACTCGTTCATTCGCGACGGTAAGTTCATGTCGGAACCTGCCGAGGCTCACCCCGTTCAACGAATCATAGACAACCCAAACAAGTGGCAGGACTATCACGCCTTTATGTATGTCACTGCGGTGGATCTTTGCCTCGTCGGTAACTTCCTGACGTGGGTGGGTCAGAACAAGGACTTCATGATGCCCATCCCAGCCGAATCCGTGTCGATAGATTTCGACAACGCAGGACGCGCACGCGGGTACCTCGTCAGTGAAAGTTCGTCGGAGACCTACGGCCTTCAACGTGCGACCATCAGTAAGTTCCCCGTGGAACAAATAGCGCATGGTCGTCAACCAAACCCGTCGTCAATGTTGTGGGGTCTGTCGTCCTTTACGCCTTTACGTAAAGCGGTGCTGTTCAATCGCTACACATCTGAATACTTAAATAACTTTTACCTCAAAGGGGCGACACCCGGAATCGCCCTCGAGATGTCGTCGGATGCAAACGAGCACGTTGCGTTGCGCCTTCTCAGGTCGTTTGAGAACGCCTACACGGGACGACGCAATCAACGACGTACGCTTGTGATGCCAAAAGGTGTCACGGCGAAACCAATCAGTCACAGCCTTGCAGACCAACAACTTAAGGACTTTATCAACCTCAACCGCGAGACAATAATCAACGCGCTGAAGATACCTAAGCACGAACTTTCTTTACAGGCCGCTGGATCCCTAGGTTCAGAAGAATACAAAACCGCACTCAAAAACTTTTGGTCTTCAACCCTTTGTCCAATGATGAAGCTCATTGCTGGGACATTCACGAAACACTTTCAGGAGAAACTAGGGAAGGACTACTACCTAGAATTTGACATTACTGACGTTGAGGTTCTTCAGGAGTCCCTTGAAACCAAGGCAAAACTTGCAAAGGAAATGCTTGCAACAAAAACACTCAACGAGGTTAGAGCCGAGGTGTGGAACCTCGAACCTCTTCAGGGTGGGGATTATCTTCCGGGGACTACTCCTCAAATGTCAGTTGAGGTTGGTGGGGGTGAAGGAATACAGGCCGAGGCTCCCTTGAGCTCTCAGCCTGCTGCCGCGCAACCACAAACGGCGGAGGTCAATGACGGAGATACTTATGAAAGTGATTCTGGGGTGGTTGCACAAGACCTATCGGCAACTCCTGCGGAAACTAAAGACCTCATTCCAAACGGCGCGGCGAAGGCAGCAAACTTTATAAAAGCGCACAAAGATTGGTTTGAAAATAGGCAATCAAAATTAAATAAACAAACAGATGACATTGCAAAGAAGATGGAAGACGCGGCCTTAAACCTGATGACCGCAATGGCTCCTGCAATGATCAACTCGGTGCGTGTCGGACTTGAGGAACTTGGATACTCGACCTTTCAAACAAAGGCAGAGGACGACGAAAAGAAACCAAAGGCAGACATCATAAGCAAGACCGAGATGCGTCGCAGATTGCAAAAGGTCAACTCGTCGTTCGAGGAAAAATGGACTGACAACTATACGAAGTATCTTGAGGCAGTCGTTGACTTAGGATACAACACCCAGCTTGCACTCCCTTTTAAACTTCCAAACCAAGCCGAGATCGAAGCTCTAAAGGCGCGTGGATCGAAACGACGTCGCGAAATATTAGAAGCACGATCAATGGACACATTTGCAAACATGTCACGAACAACAACCGACAAGGTTCTTGACCTCGTCGAGGCAGGTGTCGAGGAAGGTAAATCAGTCGATCAGATTTCGCAGGACATCGGATCGTATATGCGAAACAGTGCGAAGGAGATCGGTGGTCGTGCGATGACAATTGCGCGCACTGAAACCCTGACAGCAGCATCACTCGGTCAAGCCGCTGCGATGCAAGACGCTGCAAAAGTAATTCCTGACCTTAAAAAAATGTGGATCAACGCAGGTGACGATCGCGTGCGTGGCAACCCCGGAGGACTTTATCCGAAGAGCGAGGCAGATCATTGGTCATTGCAAGGGGAGGTCAGATCGTGGAATGATGAGTTTAGTAACGGACTTTCTTTTCCAAGAGACCCCGGTGGCGAAGCGGGTGAAGTGATCAACTGTCGTTGCACATTCATCACCCTGCCAGCAGATGAGATGGACAAAATACCTGAAGACCTTGAGTCGTAAGGACTTGACGATGAGTGTTAAAGTTAAAAATGAATTAGGAGGACCGGGTTCAGGACGACAACCGGAAGGCGGATCGAAACCAGAATCATCCTCATCTGATAAAGTAAAACCTGTGAAGGGTGAGATGTCGAGTCGATCGGACAATGGTCAGATCAAAGTATCGAAACCAAAATCTGTTGACGAGGCGACGACGTTGTTGAGTGAAGTGAACTCCTATCACGAGGAGGCACAATCGGCTTATCAAAAAGACCCGTCACCTAAAAACGCAATGCGCGCTGCACACGCAACCGCACAACTATCAAGAGCCATCAGTTACGGTTCTAAATTTGCAAATAAGGATTAACCAAATGGAAAAACATTATCTGCCGTTCGACTTCGAGGTAAAGAAAAAAGGCGGCAACAAAGTAACGATCGAAGGTTACGCCAACGCTGCAACCGTCGACCGGATGAAAGAACGCATCGACCCCAAGGGATGGGATCTTGAAAACTACAAGAAGAACCCGATCATGCTTTTCGATCACGGTCACGATCCTCAGTTCGGTTCGTTGCCAATTGGTTCGATGACAATGGTCGAGGCCAAGGAAGACGGCCTTTACTGCAAAGGTCAACTATCCAACTCACCATCGGAAAAGATCAGTGCGGTGAGGGATCTTGTGAACGAGGGGATCCTAAAAACATTCTCCGTCGGGTTCGCAGCAAAGGACTCAAAGTCAGACCCATCAGGGGAAGTAAACGAAATCACCAGCGCGGAATTGATTGAAATCAGCATCGTGCCGATCCCTATGAATCAAGACTCAACCTTCTCGCTTTTGTCGAAACGTTTCGGCGCAACGACAAATAAGGCAGAGAGGGTATGGCTACAACGTGCGATAGAACGTGCTAAACTTAGTAAAAAGGGTGCTTGGGTTGCATCGGCTGTTCAGCAACAGATTTATAATCTGCAGGAAACAGGCGAGTTGACCGACAAAGATGCTACGATGAAATACGTTGCAGAGCTCTCTGGCGTAACACCGAAAGAGCTGACATCAATTCTTGCTGGCGATGTGACACCAGTTCCGGTTAAAGTGATTGATGCCCTCTCAACAGTGTTGAGGATAGACAAGTCACTTTTAATCACGTTAGATAAAGGCGACGTGTCAGTACTTGCTAAGATTGCGGCCTCATCAAGTAAGGAAGCCAAGGAAGGTAAATCAATGCCTAAAAAGACAACCAGCAAAAAATCAGACAGCCAGCAGATGGCAAACGCTCCGACAAACAACGGACCTATGCCTAGCGAAGAGGACGTTAAACCAGAACCAAAACCGGGGGACGAGGCTCCAGCGAAAAAAGCTGCCGCGCAAAAGGTTGGGGTCGAAATGTTGAAGGTTCCAAAGGACTCGTGCGAGGACTTGGACGAAGCAAAAGAAATGGTTTCTAAAGCTGGATATTCAACAGATAGCGCAGACGAAGGCGACGACACAAACTATCTTTTCCCGCAACCGGGCGAGTGGGACATGGAGTCCGATAGTTCAGAGATGGACGTCGGCGATGGCGTTGTTGCAGTCCTGAGACCAGTTAAGTCTGCACCGAAATCTACCGAAGCTGACGAACAAAAGGCAGCTTGTGAGGCAGATGGTAAAATGGAAGATGACAAAAAAGAAATGGACGACGATATCGGCCTAGATAAAGACCAGCTTGCAAAACTTGCAGAAGCGTTCAAACTAGAGTCAGAGGCCGCAGTTGCCGGAGGCGAAGGAAACCCACCTACATGGGTCGCAGATGAATCCCTCTGGGATAAAGCGAAAAAGGTCTCCGAAGCTGCACTCGGTGAAGTGTCCTACCCATTCGTCGTGTGGTGGTACATTCAGAACGAAGGCGCGAAAAAGGCGATGCCTAAAAATGAAGACGACAAAAAAGAAACAAATGAAGCAAAAGGCATGGGAGCTCCTGACGGTGCAGATGCATCGGATGACAACCCGTACCTCAATCTTGCGAAACAACAACTTGTCATGCTTGCACAGGTCGTTGGAGAGCTTCAAAAACTTGGAACGATGTTGCAGGGTCTTCCAAAAGTTACGGTCGATGCGGCTGCTGAAGCAGGCAAAGGTACGACCGTCGAACAACCAGTCAGTGACGACGCGGCTAAGAGTTTCGATATTCTTAAACGCTTTCACGCTGACATAGATNTCTCGGTGAAGTGTCCTACCCATTCGTCGTGTGGTGGTACATTCAGAACGAAGGCGCAAAAAAGGCAATGCCTAAAGAACAAGACGACGAAAAAGAAAGTAATGAAGCGAAGGGAATGGGATCTCCAGACGGCGCGGATGCATCTGATGACAACCCCTATCTCAATCTTGCTAAACAACAACTTGTCATGCTTGCACAGGTAGTTGGAGAGCTTCAGAAGCTTGGAACAATGTTGCAGGGACTTCCAAAAGTAACGGTTGATGCGGCTGCTGAAGCCGGCAAAGGGACAACCGTTGAACAACCTGTCACCGATGACGCGGCTAAGAGTTTCGATATTCTTAAACGCTTTCACGCTGACATAGATACACGGCTCAAGAGCCTCGGGTGCTAACGCTCGCGGCTAGTTGATGTTTCGTTATCCTTTGCGGTGGTCGTGGAGTGAAAGCGGAGCAACTAACATCATCCCAAGGAGGGATACAAGATGATGACGAAATCAGAAGTCGATAAAGTAATCGACGAAACCAAATCCCTCAAGGCGCGTGTCGATGCTGCTGAAGCACGAACAAAGGCTCTTGAGGAAGAAAAAGCGGACACATTGGCAACCAAAGGATTTTTTCCTGCTGGCGGTCGAATGAGTTCAGACGAGCAACGAGCATTGCGCGCATTTGGCTGTAGCCACCCGTCGCAACTACTCAACGTCAACGTCGGCGCAAAGAAATTCACAAACGTGCCTGCTGAATTAAAGCACACGGTTTTGAATTTTAAGGCTGCTGTGGACATCGCTCGTTGGAACACACAGCTTTTTCACGGCGGAGACTTTGACTCGGCTCCAACCGCAAACGAAGCACGTGATCGTCACGTTGCGGTGAAGGGTATCCTTCACACGGCTTACGGTAAGGACATTCTTGTCCCTGCACTTAAGGCTTTCGGTTCAACCGTAGCCAATGCCGGTGATGAGTGGGTTCCTACCGCGGTGTCAAGCCAGTACATCGAAGAGTACGAACTTGAACGCGTTCTCGAAGGGAAGTTCGGTCAGGTCAACATGCCTACCAACCCATTCGATATGCCTAAAATCAAAACAGTTACTAAGGCACGAATCGCTGCTGAAGGCGCAACCAAAACTGGTGCAAACTTCAACACCGATAAGATTCGATTCACAGCTACTAAGCTGGTCGAGTACTACGAACTGCCTGAAGAATTGACAGAAGATTCTGCTCCAGACTTCTTGGCAGCAGGTCGTGCTGAAGTTGTTGCGGCTCAAAGCCGTGCTTCTGAATCTGCGATCATCAACGGTGACAACGACGGAACGCACATCGACTCAGACACTCAAGCGGGTGCTGCTGACTTGGCAGAAAAAGCATTCAACGGTCTTCGTAAGATTGCGCTTGCAAACTCTGCAACTGTGAGCTTTGGTGCAGCGGCTGTTACTACAGCTAACCTAAGAACACTTCGCGCTTTGATGAAGAAGTTCGGAAGTAATCCAAAAGATTGTTTGATCATTGCAGGACCAAGCGTCTACATCCAACTTCAAGCGTTAGACGACGTGACAACTCTCGAGAAGTTCGGACCAATGGCAACTGTTCTTACAGGAGCATTGTCCGCTTACCAAGGTATTCCAATCGTCAACAGCGAGTGGATGCGCGAAGATCTAAACACCGCTGGTGTTTACGACGGCGTGACTATGGATAAGGCAGGTCTCTTGATCGTTAACCTTAAACGCTTCTACTTTGGTCAACGCAGACCGATTCGCATCAAGTTGATGCCATCGCTCCCAAGTTCTGATCAAATGTTACTCGCTTCTTACCGCCGAGTTGACTTCCAAGGTCACGCTCAAAGCGCAACTGAGAAGTCAGNCTTCCAAGGTCACGCTCAATCGGCAACTGAGAAGTCAGTCGTTTACGGAATCAACATTCAAGTTTAATCTTGAAGGTAGCTTTCTTCTAACAAAAGAAGCCTCCTGTAAAAACTGGGGAGGAGGGAAAAAACCTCCTCCCCTTTTTGCTTAAAATGTTGAAAACGAAAAACGACGGGTGTTCTAACAATGGGTGTTCAGGTATTTGTTTTAAAACCACACGAAACCCGCACAGTCTTTAACTTAGGGACATACGCGGTTGGTACATACCGCTTTGCCGTTTCGGCAGAGGCAACAGGCCTCCTCAGTTCAATCTTCGCAAAAACAATTCCCGTCGGCGCGACGGTTCAATTAAAACATTTTTACTTTGTCACTGGTCACGGCGGCGCACCTGACGACAGGGTCGAACGCGAAACAGGCGCAGTCCTCACGGATGCAGACGCACCAACGACCGACACCGTCGTCGTCACGAAGTTTCATCATACGGTTCAGGTTGAAGTAATCGTCACAGGATCTCCTTGCGAGTTCGCAGTGATGGTGACTCCGGGTGCGTTCAGCGCAACGTCGAGTGGAGCACCTGCAAGCGATGTCAACATCCTTGGACAGCCAATCGGCGTGACGGTTGAAAACACTTTGCCGATCGCGGTTGAGTTCGATGAACCAGTCAATGTTTCTGTGGTCGATCCAGTAGTGATTGATGACAGCACACCGATCAATGTTGCGCTTGTAAGCCCTAGCCCTGTCCCTGTGACGGGAACGGTTGCGATCGCTGGGTCGGTTGCAATTGCAGAACCTGTTGACGTTGTTGTTACTACCCCTGTGGTCATCGATGACTCAACCCCAGTCAATGTCACCATCCAAGAACCTATCGACGTCGTCGCACTTGAGAACGTCAGGCAACAAATGTTGAAAGATCCCTTACTGGAGAGGGCATTCACGTGGCTTGATTTTGGAACTAAAAATCAACGAATATCGACTATAGTGTACACATCGACTAACCTACCATTGAACACAGTCACGAGAACGTTCTCGTATACTTTGGTTGGTACGCGTTACCGACTCGACACTGATGAGTGGGTAACAACTTAATTTAGGAGGGAACTATGAAAGTTCAAAAAGCAGATTTATTAGCGGACGTGGTCTCCTCGTACGACCAAACAAAAACGACGATCCAAGGACGCGCAACAGTTAAAACAATTTCAGGCGACCAAGCGATCGGACCTCCGCTCAACAAATTCATCGACGTTCAAACTGATGCTGCACTCACGCCTGTTGCTCAAGGTCTTGCCCTGTCAGAAAACGGTCGAGTGTTTATTGTGTCGGCTGAGGCCGCTGGTCTCGCACAGATTGCTCTTTACTCGATCAACCAAACAACTCTCGTTCACACCTACATCGGGAAGATTCAATTTCAAATGCCCGACACGGCAGCGACAACAACGACGTTCAGATCGATCAAGGTTATCGACACGGGAACAACTGGGTGGAAGATATTCATCACAACAACTGGTTCCGTTTTGATCAACGGCGGACCTCTTCTTTTAAATAAAATTGACCTCGCAGATTTCGTGCCGATTGGTTTTCCAACGATCAACTTTGCAACAGGAAACGATCAAAAAGCTGTTTACTTTAACCAAGACCCAGCAAACACGGGAACAGGTCATCTCAATACCGCATCAGCAGGTTCGGTTTTAGATATCGCAGCAAATCGCCTTTACGTTCACAACGGTGTTGCTGCAACGCATCAGTATTATGTTTTTGATGTTTCACTTGCGCCTCAGTACACGACGACAGCGGTTTCAGTTTCAGTTGCGTCACCGGGCGTCGTGACACACACAGCACATCCTTTCCTCGTCAACGATCCAGTTGTGTTCACTGCGGGAACTCTCCCGACAGGACTTGTCGTCGGAACAACTTACTTCGTTAGAAACCCAACAGCAAACACCTACGAACTTTCTGCAACCTCAGGCGGTGCGTCAATCAACACGACGGGATCTCCTTCCGCAGGAGCATTCATCGGTAGAGCGTTTGGAACAAGTCACACACAGTTTTTGCACAAGACGGGAAACCTTCCTGCACTGACGGGAACTCTGTTGTTGACCGACTCCGAATACTTCGCGCAACCTCAACACACGACAAACGCTGGATTCGATTGCGCGTTCTTTGCAACAAACACCCAGCTTTATTTGGGACGCCTGTCTGAACTGACAAACGGGACGACGTCGTGGCCAAGTCTTGTCACTGCGAACGCTCTTGGAACAACCAACCAGATAACAACGCCAAGTATGTTGAACGCTGCTTGGAGCAACACACTCGACCATGCAATCTACTCGGTCGCAGGTCCGTTGTTCGTGATGAAACAAGTTGTGAACAACACGATCACGAAGATATTCGGTGGTAACAACAACAGGTATCTTGAAGGTGTTTCGACAGACGTAGTTGAATTTCAAACTGCTGCAATCACGGGAATGGCAAGCAGGTTGGGCTTCTTAGCCATTTCGCAAACTGCAACCACAGGACAACGCGGGATTTACATTACCGATCTTCGTTCAAATGAAAACTTCGACTATTCGTACATTGTGACAAAGGTTCTCGATCTTGACGCGGACGTTCTAAGATTCATCACGACAACCGATAAGTTGTTTCAGTACACGGGAAGTCTGACGGTTTACTACCGCACGTCAGGTTTTGGAACGATCACGGGTGGATGGACTCTGCTGCCTTTCTCTGAAGACATTTCAGCGTACGCGCACGCGTCACAAATTCAATTTAAAATCACGTTTGACACCCTTGGACTTGATACGTCGATCCCTTCACAACTCACTGAGTTCTTTTTAGGGTACGACGGTGCAAACACCATGAGTCCAAACTGGGAATATTCTCAGGATGATTCAAGTTCAGGAAACCCAACCGATCTCGTGTTCAGGTTGAAGTCAGCTTATCCGACGTCGATCCCGACTTTAAGGTTCCTTGCTCGCGACTTAAGCAACAGCATTGTGACGGATCACGACTCGGTGACCGACATTGCGCGCTTCTCCTATTCGACCAACGACGGCGCGTCCTATACGGCATTTGGAACGCCTCCAAATACGGTCGGGACTTTGGTCAGGTATCGCTACGCAACGCCGCCCGGAGTCGATATTAGGCCGTCTTTGAGAGAGGAGTAACCAGATGAGTTTCTACCTTGAGGACAACGTGTACCAAGGGTCGTTCCTTTCGGGATCGACCATCTTCGCGGACGAGTACGAGGCGCATGGTGTTTTTTCAATCAACGCATCGAACCAGTTTCGTGGATCTTTGTGGTTGACTAAAAATGCATCAGTCTTGAACTCGGGTCTTTCAACCGCCGACTATCAGGTTTACGACGCGGACGGTAACCCAGTTGCAGGATTGAGTCAGGTCGGTGTCACGCCCGACATCAACGGTTTATTTGAGATTGCAACAGTGTCGGCAGCGGCTCTGGTCGATCTTACACACTACGTTGTTGGGATCACGATTTACTACGACGGCGAAACCTACACAAGTTATCGAGGGATCACATTAGCAGAGTAGTAAGACAGACGACGCCCTCAGAGGACTGGCAACTTTTAAAGGTGCGCGGTCCTTCAAACGTCGTTTTGCAGTTCAGTAACGATCAACAGATGATCCAACGAGGGATCAGAAAATCTCCCGAGTACAAAGCGAAACTTTGGGGCATGTTCAACAACTCTAGCGGCGACGGGATCAAACTTGTTTCGTACCTTTTAAAAAACGACTTCGAGGAGGTTCAAACCGGATCGTGTACCTTTTCGGTTTACCTTGTGAATGAAACGACTTGGGCTGAAACCCTTCTTGCAACAGGCGCAGGTGTCGCATCGGGCGATAAGTGGACGCTTGATCTGACTGAAGCGGCTCTCGGTGGTCAGGAGATTATAGGCGAACGAACTTTGAAGGTTTACGCATCCCTTGTCAGAGGGACGAAAACCTATAAGGCGCAAGGGTATCTAAACCATCTGGGAATTTGGGACACCGCCCTTCGCACAAAACTTCGTGTTGACTTTATCGAGATTGAAGTTCTGTGACCTTCTGAGGTAGTCTTGAAAAGTTGACAACCAATCTTTAATCGAAGGGAGAATCAAATGAAAATCAAACTAACAAAACGTCGCGATGCAACCGAAAAAGGTCCAATGTCGATCATGATTGAACATGATGGGTCTAAAAAGTTTTTCAGTTGCGACACAAACCAAATCCTTGAAGTCGAGGACGAAATTGGCTTTCTAATCCTTGGCGACAAACGCTTTCAAGGACTTTTCACGCAAGTGACTGGGTCAGCTCAGGCACCTCAAGGAAAATCGATGCCAAAAAACTACGCGAACAAGGCATTAGAAACTGAAGCAACGAAAACTGCGTGATACAATAAAAGTGTTGCATTTGGCAGGAAGCCGTTTGCAACATTGTTGTTTTAAAGGTAGGCACTCTTATGGCACTGAACGCCAACGCTCTAACAACCTTAGCTCAGGCCAAAGCATGGCTTAAAATCCCCGTGCTGACAGTCACGGACGACGCGCTCGTTGAACTTATGATCAACGCTGCATCGCAGACGATCGAAAGCGAAACAAACAGAAAACTACTTGCACAGTCAATCGTCGAACTGCGCCACGGCAAAAGCTCAAACATCATGATGCTGCGCGAGTGGCCTATCAACTCAATCACTGAATTAAAGTTCGACCTCCAGTCAGCTTTTACAAGTCCTGAAACCCTTGTCGATCCTGCCGACTACACGATCGGTGACGACAAGATGAGTATCGTCCTGCATTCGCGTCAAATACCTCGCGGCTACAACAACGTTCGCATCACCTACAACGCAGGATACGCGGCAATCCCAAGCGATCTTGAGATGGCCTGCCTGTGGATGGTGAGTTGGTTCTATCAAATTAGAAAAGCGGACGACATCGGACGCACTGCAAAAGGCAAGGGCGACGAAAGTACGTCGTGGTCTCAAGCGGCGCCTGAGTACGTCACGACTGCAATCAACAAATACAAACGAACCGAAATGCCTACGGGTGACGCGATCGAAAGGAATCAGTAAGGGTGGCAGAGCACAAGACAGTATCGAGTCTGATCAAGTCAATCTCTGAAAAGGTTGAAAAGGTCACCGTACCGTCGAATCTGCGCGAACCCATGATCAGGATCGGTCTTCAAATTTCTGCCCTTGCAAAACTAAACATTCAACGATGGGGCATGATCGACACGGGTCGCCTCCTCAATTCCATCAGGTACGAACTTTTTCAAAACGGATCCAACGTCGGCGTCGAGGTCGGATCGTACGGAGTTCCTTACGCAGCGATTTTACACTTCGGTGGGGCGTTCACGGACGAGATGCGTAAGGCGATGTTCGCGTCGATGAAAGCGCGCAAGTCGAAGGTTTCAAGGCCGAGTAAAGGTTTTCTCAAAAAAGGCAGATTCCCTCAACGACCTTACCTGACTAAGGCTCTTGTGCAATCACGCGCAATGGTCATCGACACCCTTCGCAATGCGATGAAAGGTTAACGATGCCTTCAATGCGTTCTCAAATTGCCGATGAGCTTTTGAACAGACTGGCGCTCGTTCCAGACTTCCAGTATCGTTCTTTTGATACGGTAAAAATTCTTGCGTCAGATTTTGCAGAGTGGGAAGTCCCCGCTGTTCAGATCATTGACCTTGGCGAAACTGTTCAACACGAGCGAAACAGAGTTCGCAAGGATTGGAACCTATCGGTTGAGATCGTAATGGGTCCGACCAAGGAAGGTCAACAACCGACGCAAAAACTACTTTGGGATCTTATGGAATTGACCGAGAATACTGTATGGGCTGTTCCAAACCTAGGGATTCCGGGAGTCATTCACATGATCCTCCTCGGCACCTCGACGGATCTTCATTTACTTCCCGGCTTCTATACGGGCAGAATTGATATGGCAGTTGCATACTATCAACACTTGGTTAGTCCGTGCTAACCTTTAACTATTGGCCTGCTAAGGAGGGCGACTACAGATGAAAAATTATGCAGACATTTACAACAGCGTCAACGACGCGATCGCGCTCGAACAGCGATGGTACGTCAAAGAAGAAACAACGCGAGGTCAATTGATCGCGCCGACTGATTCTGACTTTTTGTTCACCCTGACAGGCGGACAAATTGAATACGCTCAACCGTTTGAAAGTTCACCGCACCGCAGTGGACGTCATCACACTGGTATCATCAAAAAGAAAAAAGAAACAAGTTGGAGTTTTCCAACCTACTTCAACATCGATGAAACTCTTGGCGCAGCGTCGTCAACAGAGATCGATGCAGCAGTTAGGACATTGTTTCGATCACTCACGGGCAAAGAAGACACAACATCGGGCGCGCTTTACACGCCAGACGTTCCAAATAAAACATTTACCCTTATCGAGTGCGGTGACAAGTTTGCGCGTCAAGCACGAGGGTCGTTCGTTCAAGGTTGCAACATGCAGTTTCCGGGCGACGGCGAGGCGACTTGCGAATGGTCGGGAATGTCGAAGGATGCAATTTATTTAGGCATCGGTAAATCGACAACAGACAACAACGGCGGCAACGTCATCACGCTTGCAACAGGTGACGGTGAGCAATTTAAAAACGCAGTCGATGGTCTTGTCATGATCATTGAAGCGAACGGCACGACACGCTCCGCAGATACCCCGAACGGAACACCTCGCAAGATTGTTTCCGTTTCAGGAGATCAGGTAACTGTTGACGGTGTTGCACTTGCAGACGCTGATGGTTCAGGCCTCAACGCTCCTGTGTATTTGGTTTACTACGAACCAGCAGCACCTACGGGCATCAACAACCCAGTCACAGGCCTTGTTGGATCGTTCTCAGTTACGGGTTACGGCTCGTTCTGCACACGTTCAATCGGCATCAACATGACTAACGATCACGAACCGCACAACTTCTGCTACGGCTCTGATGGTCTAAGTGGTCCGTTGTTCACACCGGGCTCTCGCTTTACGGCTGAGATCACAGTGGAAGCAAACCTTTCAAAAGATCTGGTCAAGCTGTTCAACCAAGTTCAACAGTTTGAATCTAAAGTCCTCCAAGTCATCCTTGGATCGGCTGCAGGACGACACCTCGACATCGACTTGCCAAAAGTCTTGTTCAGCGTTCCGTCGTTCTCAATTCCAGACACAGGATCGATCCCCGTTACCTTTACTGGTAACGCGTTCCAAACTGCATTCGATGCAGAGGACGAAATCTCGATCCATTTCAAGTAACTCCTCCGCGTCCCTGGACGCGTTGGTTGTCAACGGGCAAGGCCGGAAGCGTAAAAACTTCTGGCCTTCCTGCTTTACGGGCAATCACCGATTAGGTACGATTCTTTAGTTGACAACCATTTTTCTTAAGGGAGTAAAGACACCATGGCAATTACACTGGACAACATCGCAGTCGATGGAAACATCGAAGTCATCCTACGCATCGACAATGCCCTCGACGTCACGGACGAAGAGTACGACAGTTACATCGAGTCGGGGTTAGATGAAAGCAAACTGAAATTCAAACCGGGCATTTCACCGACTCGCTGGGTGATGAAAAAAGCCATTCCCTATCGCCAGCAACAAAAAATCGACAATCAAAAAGTGCGCGTTGAAAAGGGAGAAGTTCAGGTTCAGATGGGGTTTGCCGCTGAAGAAGTCAGGGCATGCCTTATCGAGATCAAGTACGAGGACGACGTCCCACAGGACAAGCGCATTGTCATCAAACACGACGGCGACAAGATGGTTGAGGAAGGTTTGATGGGAAAACTCAATCAAGCTGGCATCACCATGAATCTTTTTAACGCTCGATCCAAGTACATGGATTACTTGAAGTCCGGAGGGGCGAGCCTAAAAAAAGATTAACGGCACTCCTCGAACTTGCATTCGCGGATCACGGCAAACTCAAGGCAGACGGTAGGGCAATGGACTGCCAGTCGTGTCCCGAAAGGGTGCAAAAACTGAGGCGGTGTCGTGAAGAGCGAATGGATTTTACCGAGGCAGATGGCGCGATGTGGCCAATGTACGTTGAGCAAGGTGGCGAAATGTATGGGTTCTGTCCTGCCAAGGCAACGTGGGATCACAATCTCTATCGCCTCTTTCAACTTCTACTTATCGCAGCCGAAACAGGTGTTATGATAGAGGTTGGCGGGCTAAGAGATCAACCCTCGTGGTGGATTGAACAGGCCGCTTGGTTTTTCCCACGCTACGACGCGATCAAGTTTGGTTCTCGTATGAAGTCCGTCCTTGGGGATAGCTCTGTTAAGAAAGTAATCGGTTCGGCAGTAGCCGGAAGGAGTTCGGCGCATGGCAGTAACAAACGAATCTCTCCTCGTTGACATCCAAGTCAACACAGAGAAGTCAGCCAAGAGCATCGAAGACCTCAAGGTGCAACTCGAAGGCCTCAATGCCGAATTAAAGAACAATACAAAATCAACCAAACAAACGGAACAAGCGGTCACTGGATTTGGCGCATCGATGGTCAAATTCAACGCGATCATTGGCGTTGCAAAGGAAGTTTACGGGCAGCTCAGTGGCGTGATCAACGCGTCAATTGCCGAGTACGAAGAGGCAGAACGCGCAAGCATGAAACTTCAGCTAACCCTCGCCTCGCTTGGGAAATACACTGAACAAACGCAAAAAGAATTTGAGGACTTTGCAGGTGAACTTCAGGACACCACGGGGTACTCGGACGACCTTGCGTTGTCTTTACTCGGGTCTGCAAAGGCGATGGGTCGCACGGACGAAGAAGCAAAGCAGATGGTTGCAACGGCGGCCGATCTTGCCGCGCTCACTGGCAAGGACTTAAACGAGGCCTTTCAAGGACTTCAAGGGACGCTCAAAGGTCAGGTTCGTGGTCTCGGCGAAATGGGCATCCAGTTCAAAAATATGAGCAAGGATGCAATGGAGTCGGGCGAAGTCATCAAAAAACTAAACGAACAAATAGGAGGGACTGCAAAGGCATCCCTCGATAGTTTTTCGGGATCGTCACGCGCCGCTGGTGCAGCACTTGCTGACCTGCAAGAAACACTTGGCGGTATCCTTGTCGAGTCGTTCAATCTTCAAGGTGCAAACCAAGATCTCGCCGAAACGTATAAATCTTTGAAACGTCTTTTGATCGAAAACAAGGACGTCTTTAACGCAATCGGTGAAGCAGTTGGGTGGCTCGTAGATAAGATTAAAATCCTGACTGCAATGATCATGTCAGGACTTGTCGGTGCGTTCCAACAATTGATTGCCGTTCTTTCAGCCATCGGTGGCGCACTTGCAAAACTTGGAAGCCTTGTCGGACTTGTGTCAGAGGAAAAGGCGCAGAGTTTAAAAGATTTCGCAAACTCAATGAATGAGGCAGCAGGAGTCAGTTTCGCAGCAATAGGTGAAGGTGCAAAAGAACTTGTCGGCCTGACTGAACAAACAAAAAAGGCAACTGCGGCTGGAAAAGATTTTGCAAAAGCTCGTGACGAGATGAACAAAAAGGCTAAAGAACGAGGTCCGGTTGCTGTCGGATTGACGGACGAACAATTAAAATTCATCGAAGAACTTAAAAAGAAAAATATGGAGATGTCGTCGCAAATTGCGCAAGCCGACATGCTTCATCAAGATAGAATCCAAGAGCAGCTTAGACTTCAAAAAGAAATCCTCTCGGCAAAACTAAAAGAGTTGAAACTCAACGGCGACAACATCGACGCGGTTCAAGAACAACTTAAACTCCTCGACTTGCAAGCAAAAAAAGCAGGTGAAAAAGCACCATCTCGCGAATTTGAAACCGCACAAAAATCATTCGGTGGTGACGCTGCGAAAAAGATAGGCGAAGCGATGAGCGGCGCGATCGAGGGCACGGCAGGATCAGTTTTGGGTATGATGTCAGGCGCAGGTGCGGTAATGGGTGCAGTGAATGGGGTGTTAGATTTCGTTCAACAACTCATCGACTTCATTCCTCAAATTCTCGACAAACTTGCGAACATCTTTGACTCACTCACAGACCTCCCGTTGAAGATTCTTGCCGGTGTTCAAAAACTTTTAAAATCAATCGGCAGGTTCGTAACTGACTTTGTCAAAAACCTTCTCGATGCAATTCCCGGAATCGTTGAGTCACTTCTTGATTTTTTGATTGAAGGACTGCCAAACGCGTTGATGACTTTGATCGACAAATTGCCTGACTTCATCATGAAACTTGTTGATCGTCTTCCTGAGATTGCAGCGAAACTTGTCGAAGCAATTATCTTTTACGGCGTAACCATGATGCCAATTCTTGCAATTAAACTCATCGAAACCTTGATTGCAAAAGGTCCTGAAATGATCGTAAAGATATTTAAAACTCTTTACATCGAAATCCCAAAGGCTATCATTCGTGGGTTTGTCACAGCAATTAAAAAACTTGTCGAAGCAATTCAAGGTTTGTTTTCAGGTAAAAAATTTGGGAACGAGATCGGTAAGAGCATCACGAATGCAATGAAGGCTGTTCAAAAATCTTTGACGGGCGCAAGCAGCAAAGTGTTCAACGTCTCTGACCTACAAGAAGGACTTGCATCCGTCGGTGATCCAATTAAGAACGCTGTTGAAGATGTCATGGACGATCTTTGGGATTGGCTCGCGTGGCTGAAAAAACTTTGGCAATGGATCATTGATTCACTTCGCAAACTTTGGCTTTGGATTTGGGAAAAACTTCTGCTTCCTCTTGTGAACGCGTTGCGTCAGGTATGGCAGTGGGTTTACGACTTTATCGTGAAACCTCTCCTCGATGGTTTGATGTTTGTTTGGAACATGATCTATAACGGGTTCATCAAACCGATGCTCGATGGTCTTCAGGCCGTTTGGAATTTTGTTCTATTCAACGTGATCAACCCGCTGGTGAACGGAGTGCGAAACGTTTTTGGTTGGGTAAATTCGACAATCTTTCAACCATTCCTTTCTGCAATTCAAACAACATTTGGGTGGGTGGGTGACGTGCTCAACGGCGCCAACCAAGGTTTTGTCAACACGTTTGGTTGGGTCAATGCAATTTTTAGTGGGATCATCTCAGGACTAAATAGCGTTGCAGGAAGTCTCAACGGCGCGTTCAACTTCATCAAGCAGTACGTCGTCGATCCTTTAAAGGCGGGGTTCGGTTGGATTGGGGACATCGTCGGAGGTATCAACAAACTGTTTACGACTCCGGGTTGGTTGCAAGGTTTCATCGACGCAGTGAACGCACTCGGTGATGCGGGTGGAGGACTGTTCTCAAAAGGCGGACCTGTTTACGCAGCCGAAGGTATGCTCATGACTCCGCGCGGAACGGACACAGTGCCTGCGATGTTGACTCCGGGTGAATTTGTCGTCAACAAATCTGCGGTCAATTCTCTCGGCATGAACGCGATGCATCAGATCAACAACGGACAACTTCCGGGCGGTGGAACGTCTGTGAACGTTTCAATGAACATAACCACGACACAACCTATTGACGAGGCATTTGTGAGATCAAAACTCATGCCACGCATCCGCGACGAGATGAGAAGGGCGTCCCTTGACGGCGCATTCATCATTAGCGGCAAAGGGATAAGGACTACCTAACGATGCCAAATCCAATTGAGTATGGATATTTAGAACTCGAGTATTTAGCTGGTCCTTACATGACCACCATCGCAGGATGGGCAACTGGGTTTCAAGTCAATCGTCAAAGTAACGCAATTCAAAAATACGTTGGATTTCAGGCGACAAGAACCTTGCTGGACGAGGACTACAACGCGTTTGAGGTTCGCAGAGATTTTTCAATCGCGCATCATTTGTGCGAAGGGATGGGATACCTCGAGTCTGAATACCTGATGGGATCTTACCTGACGCGCTGCATGATCGCGCAGATGGGTTTTCAGGCAGATCGTAAGTTCATCAAGGTCATGGGGTTTCAAGCAAACCTCGTTCTTTACAACACCATTTACCTGCGCGTTCTTTGCGACTTCGCGTCGCGAGGCAACACGGGACTTAACTGGACGGCTGACTCGACGGAGACAGGCGACTTCAGTGCTAACAATTTAAACACTGACATTGTCGAGCAGGTGTGGAGATCGCAAACCGGAACGGTTGCTGCGACCTTGACCTGTGACACCGAGGTGACGCAAGGTGTGGCAGTTGACACACTCGCCATCTTGAACCACAACATCACGTCGTCGGCTACGATCACGATTGAGGCATCGAACAGCCCGACCTTCTCACCCGTGGGAGAAACGATCCCTATTGAGTGGGAAGAGGAAAACATCTACTACATCGCCCCTCAGTTCCCAATCAATCAGTGGCGGTATTGGCGCATCCTGATAAGTGATGGAACGAACCCCGACAACTACCTGCAGGTTGGAACGATCGTGTTTGGAATGGCTTCAATTTTGGCAGGTGAATGTTTCACCGACGAAGTCACAAGAACGCAAAAACATTTCGCAGACAAGATTGCAACGGAAGGTTTCACGAACGTTTCAAACGATCGCGCTCTAAAACGTCAGGTTGACCTAGAGTTCTTGAACATTGTTTATAATCGCGGCAACTATAAAAAACTTGCCGACGTGTTCAAGACCGCACGAACGTCGCTCAAATGTCTTTGGATCCCTGATCCGCAGGAACCTAGTCGTTTTGCGGTATTTGGAAAACTTGTGGATATTCCTCCGGAGCGTCACAAGAAGATGGGTCCGAATGAAGCCGACACCGTTGATTTTAATATTTCGTTGGATGAGTCACTTTAATGAGCAGTAAGGACAGGCGACCATACTTGACCGCGACGGTTTTCGATCAGGCACTTCTTGATGCCTGTCACGACAACCTTGATTGTCGCATTGAGATGGTCGTCGAAATTGAAACGCCGACCGGTACGATCTACGCATCGGACAGAAACAAATACGTCGGCGGTACCTTTTACGAAGCTCTGCTTCAGTTCCCCGTGATCACGCGCACGGTCGGAGAATGGTTGTCGGGAACAATTCAGTTTTCGACCTTGACCCTCGAACTTTCAAACGTCGATGGGCGTTTCAACAACTTTCTTCCGTCGGGAGCGGATTTCGACGGGTGGGTGGGTAAAGACGTCATCGTAAAACTTGGCCTTGCAGAACTTGCATCGAGCTACACCACCATCTTTAAAGGCAAGGTCACGGACATCGGTGGGTTTAAACGGTCGACAAAAAGTGTGATCGTGATTGCTCGCGACAACTACGACAAACTGAACGTCAATTTCCCAAATATAATCATGACCGAAAGCGCGTTCCCGAAGATCGAAGTTGCAAACATCGGGAAACTTCTTCCCGTCATCTACGGTGATTGGACGGTCGACTTTGAACCCGACCCTGCCGGAGTCCCTGCCTACATCGTCAACGGCAACGACCCCATGGTCACGTTTAAGGATGCCGTAGTTGATATTACGGTTGGATCTCCTGCAATCTTTACCAAGGTGAACCACGACCTCGACAACGACGACACCATTCAACTAACGACCACTGGCACACTGCCGACAGGTCTTTCAACGGGGACAACCTACTATGTCATCAACGCGACAGCCGACCAGTTTGAAGTCTCCCTCACAATGGGAGGTTCTGCGGTCAACACTTCTGGGGCAGGTTCAGGTACTCACAGTTTCGTTGCAGACCCCGGAAACTCCTACAACAACCTCAAATTCAGAATCAGTGAAAACGATCTCGAGTATTTGGATACCAACAATGTTTGGATGAAACGAAACGATGTTTGGTCATTGGTTCCCGCGGCAGATGTGACAAACGTCGGGGCGGGAAACAAAACTTTTGAAGTCATTCAAAACACAGGCAACCTTTGGGTCACTCCAGCAGATGGTGGATCCCCAATCGCTTACACGTTTGAACAGGGCGATCTTTTTTACGTGCGCGTGAAGGGCAAGGACTTGGGCTCCTACGACGACAACATAGTTTCTCAGGCGCGAGACATCTTGATCACCTACGGCGGCCTTGTGTCGGGCGACTTCGACGCAAACTGGGACACGTACCGCGACAAAAACACTCCTGCAGAAAGTAACATCGCAGGGTTTAAATCAAGGGTATGGCTTCAAGAGGCAAAACCAGTCATCGAGTACGCGCTGTCGATGCTTGAACAGGTGCGCCTTGAGGCATTCATCGACCGAAATTTAAA